CTATTCGCTTGTAGGCACAAAAAACAGGTACTCACCTGGCCCCATCTGCGGGGTAATCACATAGCCTTCGCATTGTCTGTCCTTGCATTTCACAGGGATAGCGCGGGGCCAGATAGTTGCTGCAGTAGGGTAACCAGGCAGGTACTGCGGCACATGCCATACCCCATAGTCCCCCACTGGCTCTGCTTGTTGCGAGCCTGCTGCACCTTGCTCGCCACTTCCGAAGATCTGGCGTTGAATGCTCAACGGTTCATTGATGGCCCTGGAGTCGGGTGCAGCCAAAGACGAAGCGCTGCATAGTGCAATCGCTAAAAGAGCTAGAGTCTTGCCCATAGCGGCCTCCTAGATTAGGAATCACGCCCACTAATTGTCATACAGCTGTGCTGTACGTGGATCTTCCATCACAGATGTTACAAGCGAGGGGCGAGGGGCTTCAGGTGTCAAACTTGACTGAACCTCTGTGGGCGCTGAAGCGGGAGTGGGGCTACCTTGTGCCGAAGCATCCGGCCCGTAGTTGTTGCGGCGCTCGTCTGCAGTCATGGATTGCGGGCATTTAGAACCCGTGATCTCCAGTGCCACGCGAGCGGCGGGATCCATGCAGTCCATTGCCAGCGAGGCTGCCTTCATGCCCTTGTTCCAGAGCTCACGGCTCATTTTCAGGCGCTTGCAATGCTCGTCCGTCCAGGTTGTGCCGAAGCTCACGCCAAAGCCAGGGCCGTTGGCACTGCCGCTGCTGCTGCCCATGCAGGTGTCATTGCTGGTTGTGAGATTGGGGCCGTTCACGCTGGGAACGTTTTTCATGGTGTAAGTACCTGTGTACTCCACAATGTTCTTGGACGTCCCGGATACCGTGCTGTTCAGGTTCTGGGTGGTCGTGCCGTTCGTTGTGATGTTCTGATCGGAGGTTGAAGTGGATCTGCTGTCCATCGTGGATACAGATCGACTTTCCGCCGGGGCAACGACCGGATTGACAATGGTGACCGACTGATTCTGTTGCGCCCCCACGGAAGAGGAGCTAGAGGAGCTTTGCGCGCTGCTGTCGGCACTTTGCGCATAACTGCACAAAGGAACGCAAAGACTTAACAGAGCTATTGAGAATTTCATGCTTTGCTCCTACGTTGCCCGAGCCCGGCCAGGCAGCCAGGCCCGGGACAAACACAACTATCTTGGGACAGCTGCCTTAGTTGGCATTGGCAGCGGAGCCTGCACCGGCAGTACCGGAGGTGCCACCACCGTTGGAGAAGTAGCCAGCATTGCCAAATGCTCCAGCGTTCTGATGGACGGTACCCACCGAGGTTGCGCCCGATCCGGTGTTGGTCCATGCGCCGCTAGGCCCAGAGATAGCAGCCGAAGTTGCGCCATAACCGGAAGTCGTGCCAGCATTGCTGTTCACATAGGACAGTCCGCCACCAGGGCCAGCGCCAGTGGCAACTTGGTTGGCTGTGTGCGAAGTGGCTACACCAGCTGCTCCGCCGCTGACGGGGCCTGCGCTGTAGCCAGCCAGGGCCGCAGAACCTGCGTTAGCGTTGGTCGCAGCACCGCCACCCGCAACAGCGTTGCCCGAAGTTGCAGAAAGGCTCTTCACGTTACCGTAGGTAGTTGCGCCACCACTGACCGCAGCACCACCGGCGCCGTAAGGGCCTACAGCAATGCCGCCACCAGCGGCATTGGCGTTGGAGGTTGCACCGGAGGTTGCACTATTCATGCTCAGCGCAGCACCGTTGCCCGAGCTGGCAGCACCCGACACCGTAGCTGAAGATGCGCTCGACGTCGTGTTTGTGGCAGCGATGCTTGAGCCGCTCACAGCAGCAGATGCAACACCAGCCAACGCAATAACCGCCATGGCAATCAGAGACTTTTTCATGATCATTCCTTTGAATAGCGAGTTCTCAGACAACTGAGAGTGTGTGAGCGAAAGACCGATGCAATTTCGCAAAGGCCAGTGTTAACCGTCAACAAGTTATGGAGTGCTTTGTTACGTTCCAAAACTGCTTTCGGTGAAGGCAGTTTCAGAAAACGACGGAGAAACAGTAATACCCCATTCAAAGATATTTTTTGAAGAATTTAAAATGATGAGAAAAATGAATGATTTGTTGTGGCTTGTGGATGTTGTGCTATTGAAAGAATAGTGCTTGTTGGAAAATTCTTACAATGCTAAAAAATGTAATCTGTATTTCTTTTTATTTTATATGTCCATTGTTTCAAAAATAAAGGGTTTACATCTATTTTTCTGATGAAAAGAAGTTAATACCTAGTATTCCAGTATTAATTTGTAAAAATTTAAACCTTATTTTTCTTTATTTATTTTTTGTAGATTTTCAATGGAATGAATTCTATTTTTCGCGAGATTCCAAAGAAATCGACTCATCAAATGGAGTGTCACATGTATCTATCCGACGCATTTATGAGCTCACGGTTTGATGATGCTGGCAGTACAGAAGTCACATCTACTGTCTTTGGGCGCATGTGGCCGTCCGACATGAAGGGTCAGCAGAACCAGCCGGTGCGAGTCTTTCTGGTTGACGAAGACAGCCATGTCAGGAATGTGATCTCGCAGGAGCTCATGCGTGATCCGCGCACTCTTCTGGTAGGGCAGGCCTCCAGCTATAGAGAGGCTCGTAAGAACATCTTTTTGCAAGATTTCGATGTGCTCCTCATTGACCTGTCTCTTGGTGAAGGCCAAGGAATCGAGTTGCTGGAATCGATCCAACTAAAGAGGCCTGACGTGCTGAGCATTGCAATTTCTGCAAGTGAAAACGACGACGCGGCCATGAATGCTCTTAAAAGAGGCGCTGTTGGGTACCTAGTGAAGAACTCATGGTTTGGAAGCTACTCGCAAGCTGTGCTGGAAGTTGCTAATGGTGGAGCCGCTATATCTCCAGTAGTGGCAAAGAAAATCATTCCAAAAATATTCAAGGCCAATTTTCATGAGGAAAGTATCTTCAAACACAAGAGCTTTGAGTCGCTGACTGAAAGAGAAGTGGAAATATTGAAATTGATAGCCCAAGGAAAAAGCTCTCTAGAGGTCGCGTCCTACTTGCAAATAAGCCCTTTGACAGTGTCAACGCATATAAAAAATATTTACGGAAAGATGCAAGTAAGAACCAGGGCGCAAGCCGTCAGATGTGCAATATTGATAGGTATTATTTGAATACTGTTGTTAACTGTGCTCTAGGTCTTAAATGTGAAAATACTCTGTCTTAAATCTCATATTGAAATGATATTTGAGTCTGAAATATTTTTGCAGATTTCTTTATAGAGAAATTTCTTTCATGAGGTGGAAGGAGCTTTTACCTGGTCACTTTCAAGCATGTGCTCCTTGTTGGGCAAAGCGTGCGTGCTGTTTTCACATGGCTGCGATCCAGCAGCTTTGATGCTTCATCGATGTCATGGATGGGCCTGCCGCGAAGTTGCGCATGTCGCACATAGGCATGGCGCGCATTCGTTTGCCAGCCTCTTTATTGCCGGTGACAAGAGTGAGGTTGCCCCGTTGCAAGAGCTGTTCGATACATTCAACGAGTGGGCGGGACGGGAGGTTGTGAGGCAGCCTCCTTATGAAGCAAATCTGAGCTGACCACTGCACTCTATTCGGCGGCACTGGGAGGGGGAGTCAATGAATGGGGATACCACTCCGAAATGACCGATGCTGCATGCGCATGTGCTGATCGCCAGAGGTCGTTCTGGCTGGAGCCAGGATGGTCTGGTAGTTCGATGTGTCTATCAGCCGCGCGAATAGCGAACCAAATGCCATGCTCCCAGTCCTGGTCTCGTTGCAGTTTCTTGAGGGCAGGTGCAGTAATCACGATCACTCTCTTATTGCCCGCTCTTGCATAGCCGATCTCAACCAGCGTTCCAAAAGCCTCCAGGTCTTCGAGATAGGCGACAACAACGTCGGCCCGTGAGATGCCTTGAAGAGCTCCGCGATAGGCAGCGCTTTGTGGATTGGAGGGAGAGTAAGAATTCGCGCCATGCATGTGTCCATGGCTGCCATTTTTCGCTTTCCATGGACCTGAATACATGAACCTCGTACGAGTTCCGTGAAATAGCATTTCTTCCGGCGGCGCGATCAGCACATCGGTATCTGAATTCTCGATCCCTAGATCACCAAGTGCCTTGGATCTGGATACGTCGAAGATTCGCCAACAGGAAAACTCTCTGCCCGGGTCCTCGTTGTCTAAATCTGTCCCCATTTTTCCCGCCATGTAGACGACAGGTAGAGCCAGTTTCGCTTGGCGGATTGCTTTGCTCGCCTGCAGCCAGTTTTCGACATCCGTTTCAAACCAGCCAATGGCTCTGTTGCTCATCGGTGTGGGATGAGGAAACTTGTCCTTGCGCAACAGCTTGTAGAGCATCGATCTTGATAACCCAGTCCGTGTCAGAACCTCATCCATAGGGATGACATTCTTTGTGAAGCGTGACTTGCTATCCGTAGGCATGTGGTTTCTTGAGCTCGTGTGCTAGGTGGATGAGCTGGCGTTAATTAATGCAATAAGTATTAATTTCTGATAGCCATACCCAATGTAGGATTGGCTCTGACATTGTTGTCGAATACGAACGATTTGTATTCATTTTGTATTTTGATCTACTTTCACTCTTTGGCGGGACATGACGTTACCGTCGCGCCTGCCTGCTTCGTGGGGCAAATTACGAGCCGGTCGGCATGTCGCGAACCCGCAGCATGGGATGCAAGGTATTGGGGGAGGGAAATTACGAGGCTTGCGGGGCGCCAGGCAGACTGAAGCCATCGCTGGATGGGGGCGCCTCTGTCCAAGGCGAGAGCTGCCATCTCGCCACGCAAGCGGGAGGACACAGGCGTGCTTTCGGATGTCGTCGCATGGTTTTTGCGCCAATCGTTTTTTTGAGATGCGCCAAATCGCAAATTGCGAGGGGACCATTGCGGCAAAGAAAAAAGCCGTTAAGTCTTTGAGACTTAACGGCTTTTTGTATGTGGTGCCCGGGGCCGGAATCGAACCGGCACGCCTTGCGGCGGGGGATTTTGAGTCCCGTATAGATTCCAGTGTTTATGCGGCTTAGTGCTGCATTCCGTTCGTGGTTGTTGGGTGCTTTCTAGCTATGTAGAGGGCTTAAACACGAACGGAACTTGCGTATTCCGGTCGACCTGACCGCCAGTGCCGTTTGTGGCTGACCAGGCTGCTGGTCGTGACCGACTGAGTTCGGCTGTGGATTCAACTGGTCAATGCAACACAATGACTGCCACTGTCGCTGACCGCCCCATAGCAACCACTCAGGCTTGGTCGAGCTTTAGCTCTTTTAAGCAGCGTGCGATCGCTGTGGCGCCTGACACCGTTCGCCGCGAACAAAAAGTTGTGAGATCTATGGGGCGGAACCTAGGCGGATACTCTTCTTCACCTCAGAAAGCATTCCCGCTACAGTGACTTCATAGAGCGCCCATCAGCTTTCTAGAGCGTCTGTGGGGGCGTTGGCCGCCAGTAGATCGGCATCGCCGTTAGCGCTCTTCGGAATGTTGGGGGGAATCACTCCAAGCTTTTGCAGCTTCTTAAGCCGTGCCACGATGCCTTCTGTTTCCCGGCGAATATCGAACATCCGCTTGTAGATGGACACGTTGTGGTCTACCTCAAGCTGCGTGCGTGCTTCGATTGCACTAAGCCTTCCAGTCTCGTAATCATCCCAGACAGATGTACTAGGAGCCACGTTACCGGGCTCAGCCAAGTACTTGTTGTAAAGCATGGCCTTGCTCTTGGGATAGGAGAAGTAGCGCGTCTTGGATGAGAACTGGCAGTAGGTGGCGGTCGAAAGATCAATCTGCCGGCAGCCGCAGAGATAGTCATAAATTCGCGTCGGCAGGTCTATGAGGGACGTGTTCATCTTCGCAAGCAGGGCAGGTACGTCGCTGTGGGAAATGCCGATACCGCAGAGCATCAAGGACCCCCGATCACCTCGCTCCAATCCCTTCCATTCGCGTTTCAGCAGGGCAAGAATCTCTTCAAGCACTCGCTTTTCTGAGCCTGCCGTCCACTCCCAGATCTGAACTGGCGGTCTCAACTCATCTGTCATCGGGAGATAGGTCTGAAACGTTCCTCCCAGAATTTTGTGCCCTGGCAAGTACGGCGAAAACTTCATGCTTGAAGGAGCCTTGCGAGCACGGTCCTCAATCGGAACGTAATACTCCAGATCGAAGAAAACGACCTTTGTGCTTTCGGGGAAATGGCGCAGCATAGACTATCTAGACAATCCTATTAAATAGACAGAAACGGAAAAATAGAAATAGACGTGAGGGCGAAGTATCTTATTTCATCAGGCGCATCACATCTCCATCAGTTGATGCGATGCCAAGGCCCACTAGCAAGTCGTTAACCGACTTAACAACGATTGCTTTCTGCCCTGACAGAGTCCTGCTGTTCCCAAAAAGCGGTGTTCGAGCAGTTGAAAACAGAAATCTTTCCCTTGAGGTGAGCGATACAAGATTTCACGAAGGCGGTGTCGTTCCTAGGGGTGCAACCAACGTAGGCAATATTTGGCGCTTTGTGAACAACAATGGAACACCTGATCGCCGCTTTAAGGACAACAGAGAGATCCCGATTTACGAATGTGTTGCATCGACCGATTGAATCCACAGTCGATTGCTGCCGGTGGTCAGTACAAGCAGGCCGGTCATCACGTATCGGAACGATGGACAATTAAGGCCAGCGCCCGCACAGAATTAGCGGGTGGTTTTAAGCAGTTGCGCCTTCGTGCGGTAGTGCTTGCGCGTCGTGACTTTGCTGTTGTGATCGAGCAGCTTGGAGGCGGCGTCAAGGTCTTCTGCAAGGTCGGCTGCAAAGCTGCGCATGTCACGCAAGTACATGGCCCGGATGGTCGCTCCGAGCTCTTTGTTGCCCATGACTTCGGCGCGGTATGCAGCTGCATCGCGGGCATCAGTCCAGCGGTCGGACAGCATGCGCTGTGAGACGGCTTTGCCGTCAGGCGTGCATAGCAGCTTGGTGCAGTCTGTTTCTATGTTTAATCGGCGCTCAAGGATTCGGGTCAGTACCGGCGAGTCTGCAACGATGAATTCAATTGCGCCCTTGAGTCGCTTGGTTTTGTTGGCCAGGCGCTTGAGTCTGCCGTTGACGGGCAGATCCACGTCTGCCACGTCTTTGAGGCGCATGGCAGTCGCTGTTGCGATGTCCATGCCATCGCGCAAGATCTGATCGCCCTGGGCGTAGACTGCGGCAAATAGCTCGGCAGTCACCTCGAACTCGCGTGCCTGCTCCGCGTTTTTCCAGTTCTTGACGCCTTGGGCGGGCCATGGTTTTTTCGTCATCCCCCAAACCAGTGCTTTGTGCCAGATGATCGAAAGCAAAGACATTTCACGGTTTCCTTGGGTCTTGCCGGTGCGCAGATCTAGATACTGGCGCAAGGTGGGAAGGTCGACGTCATCCCAAGTGGCATTGGCAAACACTGGTTTGAGCTTCTGCAAATGCTTGATGTAGCCGTTCTTGGTCTCCGTGCTCTCATACTTGATGAGCTCCTTTTCTTCCCAGCGATCCAAGGCCTCGCCAATAGTGCCGGCGCGCATGGTTCCGGTTTCTGACAACTCCTCCCATTTTTTGACGGCAGTGTCAAAGTCTTTGCCCAAGGGGATGTCTTTGTGCCCAAGATCGCGCCGGTAGTAGTAGTAATAGACCCGAACTTTGCCGTTCTTGTTCTTGCGCGACAGGGCGGTGAGTCGAGGATATTTTGTTCTTTTGGGCATCGGACGCTCCCTACTTCACTGCTGAGAAATTCACGCCTTTGGACTTCACGAGGGGCTTGCCCTCGATCCATTGCTGCACATGGCTGCGCATCACAATCAATCGATCTTCATCAATCTGAAATGGCAGGCCTTTGGATTTGAGCCAGGCGATTTGCGGGTTCTGGTTGCGATAGCCGGTCAGCTCGCGCCGTTCTTCTTTCGTGAGAAATCCGGTCATAAAAGCTCCATTAAAGAAAAAGCCCCGCACTAGGCGGGGCTTGGTGTTTGTGAGGGTGAGTGGCTACTCAGACCACTTTGTTCCAGGTGGCAGTTCAAGTGGCTTGATGAATACCGCCTCGTCCTCGATCTCGCCCAGCACAGGAATGCGGCGCAGGCTGGATGTCTTGATCTGGCTGAGCTTTTCAATCACTTCTGCTGCTTTCAATGCCGTTGCGTCACCCAAGCGGAGTGCGGTAACCAGGTCATGGAGTTCAGCGGGAGGAATGCCCAATCCATTCAGATTGGGTTTGCTCCCCGTTGCAGATCCTTCGGTGCTGGTGTCCATGCCCGATTCAAGAATTCCGTGTGCTCTCTCAATCAATCGAGTGCATGCGAAAGGAAACGACCCTTCTTGCACATCACCTCCCAGAGCCTTGCTTATCTGCTCAAGTGTGAGTGGCGTGCGCAGAGGTGTTTGTGCACTTTCTAGAGCGGTAATTGCTGGTGCGAGCAGCCCCTCTGCAATGCGCTTGGCTGCCTCAGCATCTTGAACTCCGCCAGTAGCTAGGTTTTTATACAGATGGCGCAGGTTTGCCAATGCTGCAGTGTGCTGTGCTTCGCTCACGGTTGATTCCTTTCAATCGATACTGATTATATATACAGTGTTATTTGTGCGGCTTAGCGTGCAAAAAGTGCCTGCCGGTGTCACTCCAAAAAATGAACCCCGCTCAGTGGCGGGGCTCGGGGTTGCGTTTCTCTTGATCGCGCTCACGGCGGGCGCGGTGTATGTCTCGTTTGCGGCTCATTTGCTTGCCTTCATGCAGTGACCAAAGCAGCCGTGTGAAATGCACTCGGGCCGCTGGCAATCTCTTGAATGAGACTTGCGATCCTGCTGGGCTTCCAGCATCTAAGATGCGGGCATTCAGGCGCTTTATTTCAAGGGTTCTCTCGTGCAAATAGTCCAGCACTTGGCGAACCTGCGATGCGCCTGCCTTGAAGACCGAGCCATGAATCTGAGCATGTAGTGCTGCTTCACGCATTCGCGTGAGGTCGATGTTCAGGCCGGGCTGGTTCGGGATTGCCACGGATTGATTGGCGTTCACTTGCTCTGCCGCGCGCTGGGCGACGTACAGATACAGGTCAACAGCTATAGAGGCATACCCGTCTTTGTCGCGCTTTTCTTGAACCCACCGCTGTACTGTTTCGTGGTCAATTTGCATTGGATGGATCCTTCTTCACCTGGGCGCGCTGTGCAATTTCAGCCTCAAGCTCTGCGGCCTTGGCTTCATCGCGCTCCGCCCAGCGAATGCTGTCAAGCGCGGCAGATCTGGATTTCTGGGCTGACTCCTTGAGGTGGCGGATACGCTCCAGTTCTTCCGCGCGCACTTGTGCCGCAAGGGCCTCGGCGCCAAGTAAGCCGCAGCGCGCCATCGCGCGAATTGAGACAAAATCGCCCAGCTTCTGAGGCTTGTATGGATTGATCGGCTGCAGTCCATCGTCATCAGCCCGGAGCGCGATAAAGCAGTGTGTCTCGGTCACGATGACGACATCTGCGAGCCACGTCTCTGATTTCAGGTCTGTTCCTTCAAATGCCAGCTTTATGGTATGGCCGATCAGATCGGTAAGGTCGGTGAGTTGCTTGCCATATGGCAGTTCTTTGGACTCAGGTATGGGGTGACCTAGCAGGTCAAGGTTGTGAATACTCATCCCTGCTACGCTCCTTCCTTGACTGCTGCGTGCTGTGCGGCATCCTTCAGCTTGGCGTCTGCGCTGTCCATTCGCTTCAATGCCTTCTGTGACTCAGCTTGAGCTATCGATATAGCGCGCTTGATCGCCGCGTTGTGGTGCTTGCTGCTCGGCGCAGAGCTGCCTTCCAGCAACTCAATGACCGAGCCCCATGCGTACAGATCGGCCATTGCACGCTGGCTCTCTCGCAATGTTTCGTGAAACTTGGACGAATCCATCACTCACCCCCTTGCACAACCTGGGCGGCATCTTCGGATTCGAGAAAATCGGCAGGCAGAGTTACGCCTTGCGTGTCGTCGGGGAACCAACTGAATGGCTCCGACTTTCTGAGCACTTCATTCAGCTTTTCAAACGCTTCGCGCACATCCTCTGGCACTTCACCGTCTTCCGGCAGGATGTCGACAAAGTGCTCATCCGGATCAATCCCATCCGGGTAGGACGGCTTGCACTTGGTCAGGCGCGCATCTTCTGGATTGATGCTGTTTTCTTCCAGCCAGTACACCAAGTCCTCTGCATCGAAGAAGTAGCGGTCGGTGTCGTACAGGTGAAGCGGGAATGCCTCCGGGCTGTAGGCTTCCTTGGGCATGTTTTCCCAGCGCTGTTGCATCTTTTCGGCGCGACATGCTCGACACCATGAGCGCTGCTCTACCACGCCATGTGCGGGGTTGGCGTCGCAAATTTTGTGGGTCGATCCGCTGTAACGCGCCATGCGCTCGTCTTTGCCCCAGAAATGCCCGTCACGAGACACCCAGCCCGTCACGGTTTGGATGCTGGCTGCCTCGTCGGATTCGGCCATGATGATTTTCGCTTTGTCCATGTTTCACTCCCCCTTTTCTGCCTCGATAGCGGCGTCAACTGCTTGATCGAGGTCTTCTTCGTTGAGGATGACGTTCTGAGGCGTCATGCCTGCAAAGACGCCTCCTTGGCTGATCGTTTTAAGATCACGGGAGCGCAACCAGCGGTAGCGCGTGGCATCAAGTGCATCGCCGTGCTGCCAGTCGCTCATGCGCTGCTCAAACGTGGCCGCATCCCCTGCCCGTGGCGCAATGGTTTCGCCGCGCGCCAACAGGAATGCGCAGAAGTTCGCCACATCCACGGGGTCGCCTTTTTCCACGCAATCACGCAGCAGATCAGATAGGCGCTGCTGTGTGCAGTCGTTGTTCCAGCCGCGATAGCCCTTGGCGCGCTGACCGGCCAGCTTGGCTTTCATGTTCATGGAAAGCACCTCGACTGCAGCGTTATCCACGCGCTCGCGGTACCCTTCGGCGCGCTGTGGCGCAAAGGGCATGTCGCGCATCCACCAGCATGCAGGCCCATCTTCTGTATCAAAGACCGCAACGAGGTTCCAGCCATCGCCCTCAGGGCGCTTGGGCGTCCATACGTTGTAGCTATCGCCATCGTCAGTCAGGCCGTTCCCTGTCATGGCCTCATATGCCTCCGAGTCCATCTCGTTCTCGGCCATGCCTCCTTTCAGCTCAATACCGAGAGCTGCAAAGAAGTCTGAGCTTTTCACGCCTTCGTCAAAGTCAGGTAACGCGGGGTGAAAGCCGATCCCGTCTTTGTCGCGCACCAAAGCCTGGCCGTCCAGCATGCGGGCCTTCCAGGCGTCATCGAGCCTTGGCGCTGCCTGCACAGGGTCTGGCTCCTGAATCTGGTGCAGGCAGTGCGATGCTGTTCGGCGGTTCCATTGCTCAGCCAGCAGATGGGTGGGGTCATCACCGCAGGCGAATCGCAGGGCTGTGCTGGCGCCACATCCAGGGCACTCAATGAAATAGCCCCCGCTGTTGTCCTTGGGGTTCTCGTTTCTGATGGATATGTCTGCGTTGCTGCAGAACGGGCAGGGCAGTAGCTTGGTGGTGCTGCTCATGATGATGCTCCGTACAAGAATGAGAAGAGCCCGCTCAGTGGCGGGCTGTGATCGGTGCTGCGCTCAGTGACCGCAGGGCAGGCTGCCGTCGGGCAGTGGGTGGTTGCGAGCGCCGCAGCTGATGCAGAGCGGCGGTGCGGCAGCTGGCGCGCTGTGGCCGGTGCATTTCACGGCAGTGATGCCGTCGGGGTAGCGCTGGATAGGCTGCATGCTTGCAAACTGCAAACCCGCGCAGGCTTCGGAGCCATTGGTGCAGGTTGTGCACATGCCGCCTTTGGGGATGTGGGTGGTGGTCATGGGGTATGGGCTACCTATCGACAGGCAGCGGAATGCAGAGGTTGAAGGTCGCCAGCCACTGCAGGCCGGCGTCGGTGTGGAAGGGGTAGGGGCAGGCCTCGTTGGGCGTGCGGCCTGCGTGGTAGGCCTCACGGGCTTCGGCCTCCACCTGGGCCTTGGGGATTAGCACCTCGCCGCCGGCCCAGCTGGTCTTGAAGGTTTCAGCCATGGGCTTGATTGGGTGCCTGGGCCATTTGGCGCACAGCCTGCTCAAAGCTCATGCTGCGCACGGGGCAGCGCTGCGGCTGGGCGTTGGCCAGGATCAAGGTGTCATGGCGCGGCAGCTGGCGGGCGCTGGTCAGGCCTTCGCAGTCGGTGTCGTAGACCTTGCTGAGGCCGAAATGCTGCTGCAGGCGCGCTGCCTGGCTGGCTTTACCGCAGCCGCGAGGGCCGAAGATCACGATTGAACGGGTGGGCATGGCGTTGCTCCTTTGCATGCTTCATGGCGCGCAGCGCTTGCTGCAGCTCGGTTTGAAAGTAGGTGTTGAGAGAGTCGGAGGGCGTGGCGGCGGTTGCCGCTTGGCTCTGCATGAGGCGCAACAGACGGCTGCGCTGTCGGTCGCGGTGCTGCAGCTCGTGCAGCACGGTGTCTATCGGATGCATCGGCAGGAGATCCCCAAACCCAGGTGGCCCAGCTCGTTAAAGCCGTGCTCAAACGCTTCGGCTGTGCTGCGGGCGATGTGCTGGATGGAGACGCAGCCGCATGTCAGGACAAAAACGCGCATGGCGGCGGCTCCTAGAAAAGCTGCAGATTCAGGTGGTTGGTGGTACCGGCGCGCACGCGGTTGATGGTCATCAGGGCCGGTGCGTGCTGGCGGCGGCGCGGCTTCTTGGTCTGCGCTGCCTGCTCGGCTGCGATGCGCTCGCGGGCTTTGGCGAATGTCTCGGCAATGTTGGTACTGGCCGAGTTGCTGTACTGAAATGCCGCGCTGGTGATCGGGACGCTGGGCAAGGTGTGGCGTGCTGCTTGCATGGGGTTCTCCGGTTGAGGGCAAAAAAAAAGCCCGCTCAGTGGCGGGCTTCGGGGTTGGTGAATAGCTTGGTTCCGGGCCATGCGTAGAGCAGCATGCCGTCGTCGCGCGCATATTGAGCGCTCTTAGTAAGCTCAATGAAGAGGTTGCAGCAGCCTACGGATAAGCCGCTTGAAGTGACTTCATCAAGCTTTGAGTGCATCTTGTAGCGCAGGTGATCCAGGGCGACGATTTCCGCAAGACGTGCAAGGTAGTGAGCGACCCAGAAATGGGGGTGGTCGATGCCCGGCAGATCGGGGTAAGGCATGCTCAGGTGCTCGGCCTTGGGGGCACGGCGGCGGGCGGGGGCTTTTCGCTCGGTGGTGGCGGGTGTTGCCATGGTCATTGGCTCCAAGAAAAAGCCCGCTCAGTGGCGGGCTTGATGGGGTGTGGGGATGAGCGATTCACGCAAGGGCATGATTGCACCCCAGCCGGTATCGAAGCGAAGAAGGATGGCGCCGCAGTCGTATTCAGCAATGCGCTGGGGTGGAGCCCATTGCGCGTTCGGTAGCTGTGCCAGCAGGCGCACATACTTGGCATCAATGCCGAAGCAGTGGGGAGTGTCCGGCAGCGGAATATTGCAAAAGCGCTTTAGAAACCGATCTTTCGGAATGTCTCCGGCACCTTTGCATAGATCGCAGGCGAATGCTCCAGCAATGTCTGCGCTAGGCCTATCGACTTCCCCAGACTCGCCGCATTCATAACAAGGGTCGAATTCGCCGCGGTCATGGTGCTCGCCCATGCCATTGCACTGAGGGCATGTTGCGGTAGTCATCCAGCCACAACCCTTGCACTCTGGGCATTCCTCCAGATCCTGCAGCTTGGGGTGCTCCAGCAATGGAGCAAACGCACGCCAGGCGGATTTGGGAGTCTCAACGAGCTGCAAGTGCAGTTGGTCAAGAGTCGCTTCCATGGATTTGACCGGCGTTGCTGTGCAAAGCGGTGCATCGTCTTCGGGGATGGCGATCATTGCCCCGCGATCACTCGCAAACACCATGCCCAGGGCTCTGAAATTCTCGGTCAAGACATGGCGAAACTGGCTTGGGCCGCAATGCATGCGGCGCATAAGGTCGTGGACAGATGGCAAGGTGGCTCCTGTTCAAGAGACAAAAAAAGCCCGCTCAGCGGTTGCTGGCGGGCTGGTGAAAAGTGCCGGTGCCCTGATGGGCATGCCTGGGGAAGTGGTTAGGAGGGAGGGAGGAGGGGGCCCAGGCCCGGCGAAAACTGAAACCATCTAGTGTGACCACTGTCGCCATCAACGTAGAGTGCGACCCCTGCGCTGAAGTTCCTGATAGCTGACGCCTCAGACCCATTTCTGCGGCGGCAGACCTGCTTGAGTGGTCACACCAGATGGCCCCGCTGATGCCCTGCGGGGATAGGCACATGCACGCCGCAAGCTGGCTAATTGCTCACATTTTTGATGCTCCCGTTGTTTATCGATGGACGAAAAAAAGCCCGCAGGGCGCGTGCCGTGCGGGCTTGGGTTGGATGGGCTGATTAAGCTAGAAGCTTCGCCTTTTGCTGGTTGAACTCTTCTTCGCTCAGCAGGCCTTTCTCTTTCAGCTCGGCTAGCTTGATCAGCTCATCGGCAAGACTGGGCTTTGCTGCCGGTGCGGGCGCCATCGCTGGTGGTGTTGGGGCTGGTGTGCTGAACACGACCTCGACCTTTTGAGGTTCGGTGCTCTTGTGCGCCATCACCATGGCTACGACCCAGCCGATCAAGGTCCAACCTAGAAAGAGGTTGACCAAGATCGTTGGCGTCAGGTTGGGCTGGTCACGTTTCCATGCCTCGAAGCTTGGCAGCAAGTAAAGCGCCGGAGCAAAGACAAAGAACAAGGTTGCCATGGTCTTGCCAAAGCCATTCAGGCCTTCAGACGGTAACTGACCCACACTGAATGAATAGGCTGTGAGAAAAATCAGCAACGCGATGCGAACAAAAACCATCTCTAACCCCCATCTGTGATTGTGATCAGTGGGGTAAGCATAGCTGAGGCTTCTTGCTGCTTCTTTTCAAACCGCAGCACCCTGCGGCAAGGTGCTCTGGTTTGCCCCGTAGCGCACGGGGCGGGCGTAGATGCTGCTGATTTGTTGCTCTGGGCTCAGCAGAAAGCCTTCATCGGGATCGTTGCCGGTCATCCCAAGGGGCTGCAGTGCCCACCTTGGCCTTCGCACTCGTCCGGTTCTGGCTTGCTGAAATCAGCCCGGAGTCAAAGCGGTTAGCTCGAGTCGCCTCTTCGCTCACGCCCCATGCTTCAAAAACTTGTTGCAAGGGGCGTTGAGTTGGAATGTACCGATATCGGTATGAAAAGACAATACCGAATTCGGTACGTAGAAGATATTTTTTTCCATGTCAGCATGTGCAAGGGTGTAAAGACAACAAAAAAGGGCCGTGAGGCCCTTGATGAAGAATCGTTGTTGCTAGAGCTTCGAGCCCACCCAGATGGCGCGCCCTTGTATCAGTGTTTCCGCTTTGCCATCAATGATGATGTCTGGATACTCGCTCTTATCTGCGTTGTCTGACACTGCTCGCCATACACCCCCAATGGTTTGAAATCGCTTAACAAGCATTTCCCCGTCCCATGAGAAGGCGTAGATCTGACCGGCGCGTGGTTCGCGGTCTGCCTTGTTAAGCAGCAAGATAGAACCATCTCGTATTGTGGGCTCCATGCTCACGCCCTTGACGGTGACAACGGCTGCATTGATTGGACTTACTCCGGCGGACTTCAAAAAGTCCCTGCGAAACTGGAGCAATCCCAGGCTGGTAACGACACCCACATGGCGACCGTTGCCTGCTCCGACTTGAACGCTGAGCCTGGCGACCGGTACGAAGTCGTTTTCGCCATCTGCTATTGGTTCATGAAGGAGTGCGCCCGTGCTGATGCCAAAGAAGTCTGCGAATTTTTGAATTGATTCCATTCGCACGCCGGTGTCGCCAGCAATGATCCGGGCAAGCGTGCCCTGGCCGATGGCATAGCCAGCGGTCTTCATCTCGTCACGCAGTCGCCCAATTGCCTTGCCTTTGATGAGCAAGGCTACGTTGTCTGCGAGTGTCTGATTGGCTGCTTTGTCCATATCAAACATTGTTCGGTCTTGTTGTACCGATTTCGGTATGTCATACTTGTACCGAAATCGGTTTATGGGTCTATTGATGAACGTTCCAATCACTGAATATCTCCATCAGAAGCTGACCGAAGTCGGTACGGCTGGCTTTGACCAGTTGGCTATTGAGACGGGGGTGAAGGTCAGCTTCATCCGTAAATTTTTTTATGGCGGACGAAAAGACCCGCGCGTGAACACGATTCAGCCGTTGCTTGACCACTTCTTTGCGCAAGACATTGCGGCTGGAAATGGCCGAAATTCAATGCAGGAGTCATCCCATGACTAAGGAGTCGTTAACCGAGTCGATCCAAGCCGCGACCCCAATGATGTTGAACAGGAATTGGGGGTGGGGCTGGTGGCGCAACTTTCACAGCAATGTGGTGATTCTTGTTTACCTGGCAAAGAAGCATGAGCGGCATATTTTTACTGGGTTGCAGCACTGTGTGCTTGCCATCGCTTTTGCAGGCAAGGCAAAGGTGATGCATGGGCTTTTGAGACGGATGCACAGCTGGGTCGTGACGCAATGCGAGCGCACCCGTTGGAAATTCGTGAAGAACGTACTGTTCGTTCTCTCGAGCTTGCTGTTCAAGCTCGGCGACCACTTTTTCAAGGCGTATCTGCTCGAGCTTGAGCGTCGCATTCTCTTGAGTCAGCTGAGCATTGCGCTCGACGTAGCCCATGGCGGTATCCGACATGGCGAATAGCTGCGTTCTCAATTCCAGCGTGGCGGCGGTAATTTGCACTTCGTCGCGTGCTTTAACTGCGACGTTAAGTGCTTCCCATGTCGCTTTGGCTGCTGTGATTCCAAGTGAAAAGTCCATTTGTTTGCTTGCCCTCTTGGTTGCGATCTGTGGTGTAGGAACCTTCATCGTAGCCAAGCTTTGGGCAAGCACTTTTTTGTGGAGGCGTGTGGATGTCTGAACTTTCGGCTTTAGATATCGCAAGCCTCTGGAATGGTCGCAATGCGTACTGCGTGGCCGCTCAGTTCGGCCTGCCTGCCCGCTGCGTTTACACGGCCATCCTGATGCTGGATGCTGAGCTGACATGGTTGCTCAGCCTGCAGCAGGCTTGTGTTGAGCTGTCCCCGACCCAGTCCGCGCGCCTTGCTGCGCTGCGGGATCTGTTTCCTGGGGAGCGTCTGCCCCATCAAGACCGAGCTTTTGGCACAGCCGCGCAAACACCAGCTGCTGGCGAGGGTCAGCAATGCCTTTGTCGCGCTCAGCCTGGCGGCACTTCGCAATCCACCGTGCAAGGGCCTCAGCAGTGAAGTTCGGCTCTACCTCCAACAAAAAGATCAAGTGGCCCAGCATGGCTTCGACTGCGTCCATGCGTTCTTCGGTCGTGGTGGGCTGGGTGTCGTGCATGGCGCTGCTCTTTCTCTTGGGTGTCTCTGATATCGGTGTGGTTGCCGCCATGGTAGCCAAGGGCGCGGCGTGGGCTGGTTTGTTCGTCATGGCTTATGCCAGCACCTGGTTGCGCAGTGCGGCCAGTGCCTGCAGCGCGGCCGGGCTTGCGCTGCTGGTGGCCTGTGTGCGCCTGGTGCAGGTGTCTATCCATCGCGCCAGCCTGTCTGCCGTGAATCGCGGCTCGCATTCGAGCACCAACACCATCTGCTGCAACAGCAGGGTGATGGCATCCACCTGGGCCTGCAGTGAGGCCTGTTCTGTTTGTGAGGGGGTGTGAGGTATGGACATGGAATTGAGTGTCTCCATCTCGGGCTACGGGGTCTATGTCGCCGATGAGGTGCAGGCCGACAAGCGCTCTGTGGACGATGTGCTGCTGGTGGCGCACCAGATGGTGCATGGCTTCCCCGGCGGGGTGGCTGCAGTGGCCGAGGCCTTGCAGATGCCCAAGGGCACGCTGACGCACAAGCTGAACCCGACCAACTTCACCCACCACCTGACGCTGCGCGAGGCGCTGCTGATGCAGCGGGCCACTGGCAGCACGGTGCTGCTGGAGGCAGAGGCTGGCTTTTTGGGACAGGTGTGCCAGCCGCTGGTGCGCCGCCTGGATGTGCTGCCGCCTTCCGAAGCGCTGACCGCCCTGGCCATGGCCTTTGCCCAGTATCTGCAGGCGATGGCCGAGCCAGTGCACCGCGCTGCGGCCGAAGGCGCGGGGCCTTTGGAGGCGGTGAGCCAGGCCGAGGAGAACCGCGCGAACTTTCACGCCATGGGCTTGCAGGAGGCGATTGCCGATTGCCAAGCCAGCATGCGCGCGTTGCGCCGTGCGGCCCCTGTGATCGATGGAGGTGCGCGCCATGGCTGATATGGGTTTGAAGATCAAAGTGGATGGGCTGCGCCAGGTGCAGGGTGTCTTGCAACAGCTTGGCAGCGGTGGTGTCCGCAAAGTCGTGGCCGCAGCTTTGAACGAGGTAGCGAAGGATGCGCAGTTCGCACTTCAGCGGCAAATTCAATCTGTGTTTGATAGGCCGACGAAGTTCATTGCGACTAGCCCTAAGCGAACGCAGGCAACCCCCAATCATTTGCAGGTTGTTGTTGCCCCCACTGCTGGCCGAGCAGATCGATTGCCGACGACTGGCGGGAAGGTGGGCGTAGATCCGCAGCATGTTCTGCAGGCCCAGGAGTTTGGCGGGCGCCGTGCAGACAAGCGCAGCGAGGTGCGCCTGCGCCGCATTGGCGTGCTGCCTGCCGGGTTTCAGGTGGTCATCCCTGCCAACCCCTTCCCCGGCAGCGAGGACGGCCACGGCAATCTGAAGGCCGGGTTTGTGGTGCAGGTGCTGTCGTATGTGCAGGCATTTGGCGAGCAGGGCTACCGCGCAAACATGTCAGCGGCTACGAAGGCAAAAGTGCACCGCAATGGCAATCAGAGGCGCATTCGGACTACCAACGGGCCATTCATTGGCCGTCGTTACTTTGTGAGTTATGGCAAGCACCGGGGTGCCCCGCGCAAGACGGCTAAGGGTGAGCTGGACCAACGCACGGGCCACCTGGCGCCAGGCATCTGGGCCGTGGTGGGCCGCACTGGTGCGGATGTGCGCCCTGTGATGCTTTTCGTTCGCCGTGGCAACTACAAGCCCCGGCTGAACATGCAGCAGCTGGTGCAGTCAATGAACGTACCGGAGCGGCTGGACAGAGCCATTCGACGCAACACGTATCTGGCCCTGGAGGCAGCAGGGCTGCGCTGAGCTGCCCTCATTTCAATAGCAGGAGAGGACTATGCAACAGCACAGCACCAACATGACCGGGCGCGATACCAGCGCCGAAGCCTTTGCCGCCTTGGGCAATGAGACGCGCCGCCGCTTGAGCGAGCGCCTGTATGAATCGCTGCGCCATGCCCACAAGAACGGCGTGCGCGACATGAGCCGCCGTGAGCTGCGGGACTATCACAACGAGCAAACCGGTGAGTGGCTGGAGCTGTGCAGCGTGGCCAGCACGGTGAATGCCTTGCTGGCTGCAGGCCGCTTCGAGCAGGGCACTGCACGCCGCTGCAGCATGTCGCCCCGCCAGCGTGACGTTGTGCCTGTGAAGTGCAAGGCACAGCAGCAAACGATTGCCTGATATCGAGATTGCCAGATGTACCAGTACCCGCACCATATCGGTGATTTCAACACCAAGACACGGCATCTGTCACGGCTGGAGCGTTCCATCTTCCGTGACATGTTGGACATGTACTTTGACACTGAGCTGCCTTTGGATGGCTCTGATATCAACCTGCTGTCGCGTCGGCTGCTGTGCCGGTCGACCGAAGAAGTGGATGCCATGCAGTTTGTGCTGGCTGAGTTCTTCGAGAAGCAGGCCGGCGGCATGTTCGTCAACCACGAATGCGAGGCCGTGATTGCCCAGTACCGCGCTCAGGCTGAGGGCCGTGAGACTGTGAAGAGCAATGAGAATGCGCGCCAAGAGCGCAGCCGTGCTAGGCGTTCCGCTATCTTTTCTGCACTGCGTCAGCTGGGTGTTGCACCCAAGGGCACGGCCAAGATGGATGAACTGCTGGCACTGTGCCGTCAGCACGGTGTCACGGTGACGGATGACGGCGCGCATGTGACGCCACCTGCGCCACAGCCTCCAGTGCAAGCAGATAACGGCAATGTCACGGTTGTTGTCACGCCGCCTCCCGTGACATGTCACGCCCCTGTCACGGGTAACCAGAACCTTAACCTTAACCAAGGTAATACCCCCCAACCCCCCAGCGGGGGGGCGAGTGGTGGACTAGCTATCGCTACAGCACTGGGAGCCAACTTCCCCGACCTGCGGCGCACAAGGCTGGCCGAAGTGGCAGAACTGGTCGCAGAGCTTGTCTCCAGTGGTCAGGTGACTGGCGAGGAGCTGCTGGCGGCAGGCGAGCGACAGCGCGATCTGCTCAATGAGGACGGCGGCAAGCACAGCCCCTCGATGCTGCGCTGGCTGCGTGAGCAGCGTTGGCTAGACCTGGCCGCCGAGACGAAGACTGCCGCCGCGCCAGTGGACTGGGCAGCATCGCGCGGCGGTGTCGAGTCCATGGCAGCGAAGCTGGGACTTCCGGTCTATCAGGACTGGGCGGATGCCCGTCGTGCTGGCGAGCCGCCACGCCTGTTCACCGGCTATGAGGCCATGGTCCGCGCGGCTGTGGCCGACCAGGGTGAGGGGGTGTCGGCATGAATGCGGTGATGCTCAAAAAAGTGGCAGGTCGTGGGTCCTCCTGGGGCCCTTCCGGAGCGGGTAATTCGAGCCGCACCTTTCCAGTATTTCGCAGTGTTGCTAGGGGGGTTAAGTGAAGGCTGTCATTGGACTTGATGCTCCTATTTCTCAAGCAGATTTTGCGGAAATGGTCGGCATCAGCGAGGCCCGCGTGAGCCAGCTGATGTCTGAAAGCGTGATGACCCGTGGCGACACCGGTCACGAATGGCTGCTCGCCTACTGCGAACGGCTGCGCGACCAGGCTGCTGGTCGTCTCGGCTCTGAGCTCGGTGGCCTGGACCTGACCCAGGAACGGGCAGCTCTCGCCCGTGAGCAGCGCGAAGGCCAGTCCATCAAGAACGCGGTCGCCCGCAAGGAATACGCGCCGGTCGGCCTGCTGGCCGATGTGCTTGGCATGGTGTCCAGTGCGGTTGTCGATCGCTTCGACCAGCTGGAGCCCATGCTTGCGAAGGCCTGCCCGGATCTGCCAGAAGAGGCCAAGACTGCTGTGCTCAAGGTGATCGCCGGCGCACGCAACGAATGGATCCGTGGCACCACCAGTCTGGTGACCGAAAGCCTGGACGCGATGCTCGCAGAAGAAGGGCAAGCGCCGGAATCTGATATCAGCGAAGAGGGGGATGCAGATTGACCACGATGGGAAAGCTGCTGCACGCAGAAACCGCTGAAGCCATTGAGGCTGCGGTGCGCCTGGGCATGGAGAGCATGCGCGCTGAGCCGCCTCAGCGCCTGGGGGATTGGGCGCAAGCCGAATTCAAGCTCGCCGGCGAGAGCAGTCACCAAAAGGGCGCTTGGGAGGCCTGGGCCTTCCAGGTGGGCATTCTGGATTTCATGAGCGATGACCGCATTGTTGAGCTCGATGTGGTCAAGGCCAAACGTGTCGGGTATACGAAGATGATCACCGCCTTCGTCTGCTACAACATCGCCCACAGGCGCCGCAAGCAGGCGCTATGGCAGCCTACCGATGATGACCGGGACAACTACGTCAAGACGGAAATCGATCCGCTTCTGGACCCGCTGACCGGCGTCACGTCGATCAACAAGGCGCGCAAGCGGGGCAAGGGCACCTCTGAGGAGACCATCAAGTTCAAGCCGTTTAGGGACAGCGTGCTGCACCTGTTGGGCGGAAAGGCTGCGCGGGCGTATCGACGCATCACCGTGGCCGTGGTCATCCTGGATGAGATCTCCAAGTTTGACCGGAGCATCGAGAAGGCCGGCCCTCCCCGTGGCCTGGCACGCGGTCGTCTGGAGGGCGCGGCCTATCCCAAGCTCGTCTGCGGCTCCACGCCGCTCCTTAAGGGTATGTGCCACATCGAGGATGCTGTCGAAGAGGCCGAGGGCCTGGTGCGCTTTCACATCGAGTGCCCGCATTGCGATGCTGAGCATCCGTTGATGTGGGGTGGCAAGGACAAGCGTTACGGCTTCCAGTGGGAGCGGGGCAACCCTGCCAGCGTTCGCCATGTGTGCCCCCACTGTCGTGAAAGCATCACCCAGGCCGACTATTTGGCCGGTGGCGTGCCAATGGATGGGGCGTGGGTGTGCGAGCGCACGGGCAAGCGCTACGGCCGTGACCGTATCTGGCGCGACAAGGATCTGCGCCCCTGCCTTCCGCCCAAGACCCTGGGCTTGCATGTCTGGACCGGTTACAGCCCGCAGCGTGCCTGGTCCGACATCGTGCAGGAATTCGAGAATGCACTAAAGAAGCTTGAAGCCGGCGACGTGGAGCCCATGAAGCTGTTCGTCAACGAAACCTTGGGCGAGACTTGGGAGCTCAAGGGCGACCGCACGGACGAACACGCCTTGCAGGCGCGTGCTGAGCCATACCCCTTGGGTGTGGTGTGCAAGGGTGCTCTGTACCTCACTGCAGGCGTGGACGTGCAGCGCACCTGGTGGCAGATCACCATCTGGGCCTGGGGGCGCGGCATGGAGAGTTGGCCAGTCGCGCGGATCAGCATCGACGGCAATCCGGCAGTGGATGAGGACTGGGAGCCGGTCACGGCATTTCTGTTGCAGCGGTTCCAGCAAGCAGGTCACGGGCCCAGCCTGGGCATCAGCGCAACCAGCATTGACTCTTCAGACCAGACGCATGCCGTCTACAACTGGGTGCGAAACAACCAGGGCCGCATCCCGAACCTGCGCGCCATCAAGGGTGACGACAACAAACCCATCGTGGGGCCGAGCAGCCTGCAGGAAGTGAATCACCGGGGTGTGAAGGTGCAGCGCGGCATCAAGCTCCACCTGGTGGGCGTGGATCAGGCTAAAGACTTGTTGCTCGGCCAGCTGGCTATTGCAGAGCCAGGGCCGGGCTATGTGCACTTCAGCACAGATCTCCCGCGCGAGTTCTATGAGCAGCTCACGGCAGAGCAACGAGTTCTGACCAAGATCAAGGGCCAGGATGCCTACAAATGGATCAAGCGTCGCCCTCGCAATGAGGAACTCGATATTCGCAACTATGCGCTGCATGCAGCCATGTGCCAGGGCATCCACAAATGGACAGAGGCGCAGTGGCTCAGGCTGGAGCAAACCGTCCAGCCGCCCGAAGACCTTTTTAGCAAACCGGCGCCCGCGCTAGAGCCGCAGCTGGAGATTGCCCAGCCGGCAGAACAGCAGGCCGCGCGCACTCGTGCACCTCGTGTCGCGCGTCAACCCCGTCAAACATCACCATTTGCTTCAGAAGAGTGGAGCAGCAGCCTATGACCCGAAACCGCATTGAAGAATCACAGACCCAGCGCCAGAGCGCGGCACAGGCAGAAGACGCGGCGGTTCAGCTTGAGCGGGACTTTCTTGCTATCGTCCGTGAGGACATCGGCATGAATGAGCGGCTGGCGGGTGTGTTCGCGCGGGTGCTGGTGGACGGCTTGCGGTCGCGCATGGGGGGGCAGGAGCTGTATATCCCATCGCCAGACCGCAGCGAGCGCGACGACGCCATACGGCGAGAGTTCAACGGCACGCGCGAAAGTCTCGCATCGATCATGAAGCGCACCGGCCTCAGCCGGGCCAGCGTCTACGCCATCGTGAGCCGCAAGCCTGCAGTGGCTGCAAACAGTCCAGCTTCTTCCCTAGAAACTGGACGGTGACCGGCGTAGGGTGGCGCGCATGAGCACTGCAACAGACATGGTAGCCAAGTACCTCGAAGCCGAAGCAGCCCTGCTGCTCGGCAAAACGGTGTCCTTTGGTGGCCGCACCCTTACCGTCGAAAACCTCGATTCGATCCGCAAGGGTCGGCAAGAGTGGGAACGCCGCGCCGCTGCAGAGCAGCGCCGTTCCGGTGTTGGCGGGCTTTCCTACTCCGTGGCGCGTTTTGACGGCCCTGACCGATAAACCTCTCGCATTAGGACTCCATCATGAACATCATTGATCGCTGGGTTGCCTGGCGCGATCCGGTCAAAGGCCTGGAGCGTGCGCAGGCCCGTAAAGCATTGGCCTACTATGAGGGGGCCAAGCCCAGCAGCACTCGCAAGCCCCGCAGCGACAACAGCAGCCCGAATGCACTGGTCGGCGCTGGAGCAGCTGCCCTGCGGGCCCATGCTCGATATCTGGAGCGTAATCACGACCTGAGCCGTGGTGCATTGCGCGTGCTCGTCAATAACGTGGTCGGGCCCACGGGCATCGGCATTGAGCCGCAACCGCGCCGCATGGATGGCTCGATTCATGAAGAGTACGCGGCAGAGCTGCGCGCCATGTACCGCGACTGGCAGCGACACCCGGAAGTTACGGGCAAGTACCGTTGGGCGTTGGCTCAGCGCCTGATGGCCTACACCTGGCTGCGTGATGGGGAGTGCTTTGCGCAGGAGCTGATGGGGCCTGTGCCGTACTTGGATCACGTCACGCAAGTGCCGTATTCGCTGGAGCTGTTCGAGCCTGATTTTGTGCCTCTCGACTACGACGACCTGGGCAAGAACATCCGGCAGGGCATTCAGTCGAATGCCTGGGGCAAGGCCACGGGCTATCTCGTCTACAAGGGTGATCCACGCGACGCCATGGTGATCCGTGATGCAAACCAGCTCAAGACGGTGCCGGCAGACCGGGTGCTGCACATGGCCACCCTCGACCGTCTGCATCAGCAACGCGGTGTGTCGGAGTTTGCCAGCGTCATCACGCGCATCGAGGATCTGAAGGATTATGAGGAAAGCGAGCGCGTCGCAGCCAAGGTGGCGGCATGTCTGACCGCGTACGTGAAGCGGATCGATCCTCAAGGCTATGACCCGCAGGCGGTGCCTGACAGCATGAAAGATGAGCAGGGCAACATCCTGCCGCGAGACCTGCGCATGCAGCCTGGCATGATCCTTGACACCCTGCAGGCGGGTGAGGAAATTGGAATGATCGACAGCAATCGTCCCAATCCCAACCTGATTGGTTGGCGCTCCGGCCAGCTGCGTGCCTTTGCGGCCGGCATAGGTGCCAGCTATTCCAGTGTCAGCCGCGACTACAACGGCACCTACAGCAGCCAGCGGCAGGAGCTGGTCGAGCAATGGGTGCACTACGCGGTGCTTGCCGATGAGTTTGTGGGCATGTGCGTGCAGCCCGTGTGGGAGTCCCTTGTTCGTGTGGCTCACCTGAGCGGCGTGGTGCGCATGCCGGCCGACCTGAAGCCTGGCAGTGCTGATGATGCGCTGTACATCGGTCAGTCCATGCCGTGGATCAACCCGGTGCACGAGGCAGAGGCCTGGCTCAAGCTCATCAGCGGCAACCTGGCCAGCGAGGTCGAAGTGATCCGCAAGCGTGGCAATAACCCGCAGGACACCATTGATCAGATTGCCTCTTTTCGCAAGAAGGCTGCTGAAAATGGTGTGGCTTTCGCCTCAATGCCAGACGCACTAGCAAAAGCCGAAGACAAAAATGATACGCAGAAAACTCCAGAACTTGAGGATTGATGGTGTGTCATTCGCTGTGGCTGGGTTCAAGTGTTGATTTGAATAGGATCAATTGCCCAGTATGCAAAGGTGCACGATAAAGAGAAAGATGGGTATTGATGAATTAAATGCCCTTCTTGCTCAAGATATTTATAACGTACTCAGCAGCTATTTTTCTTCCGGTATTTATGAAAAGCATTTTTTTCCATAATTCTGACATTTGTTCATCATACTTAAACCCGGTATGATGGTATCGATGAGTGTAATGTGTCGCCATGCTCGTATACTTCTCTATGTCAGATAGGGCAAGCTTTAGTTCACGCTTGGCAGTTTCTAATTTTGTTGATTCATCAATGTTTATGGCCTCCATGAGTATTATGCCGTTATAGCGCCATGGATTCTTTTCGACATCAATATCGCCAAAATCAAGAAAGCCTGTTTCTTTTATTTTAATTGCAAGTTGTTTTTCAATTGCTGCATTTTTTTTAATATTTAGAGCAGCTTCAATTTCGTGGAAATTCTGTATGTCTGTATCAAATAAATTTCGCGCGAAAGACATGATCTCATTGAAAATGGCTTTCTGTATGTCGAGGGGGCTGTCAGACGTAGCAAACTCTATTTGCTCATCGGTTGCCGCTTCGATACATTCGTCAACAAATTCTAATAGTGGTGAGCTGACAAAGTCGCTAGGAAAGCAATAGTCAGGATTATTTACTAATCTTATACCGCCGAGATCATATGCTTGGGCAACGAGGCGAGAGCAAAATTGCCTATTCTCGCGTTGTTTAGTTTGGGAATTTCGTAGAATCTTTGATTTCACTGCTTCTCGTTTTGAATAACTTTTGCCGGTATCTATTTGCACATAGTTACACGCAAATGCGATTGCGAGCTGATGTTTTTCAGGGTTTTTGAGGCGTAGAACTACTGCGGTATTATCTTCATCAAGTAGAAGCCGCTGTAAATTTAATGGGTGTACACCATCGCCATCTGCATGCATGCAGCTTCCATCACCAATGTGCAGCATTACATGAGAAAATTCGCTCATTGTTGAAAGGCGAATGGACTTGCTGGTTAGTGTTTTAGATGAAGTCAATATAATATCACCAGGGATTAGAGATGATATTTTGACAAGGTATTTTAATTTGGGAGATGTCATTTTTAATTTTTGCTGCTAGTGTTTTTAGATCATAAGAGAAAAAATTCAAATAGCTTCTAGTTCCCCCTGGTGTATCAGTGTGAACACCCAAAGGTACCACTGCTTGATACTGTGAGGTATCGTTACGCATGAGCTTGGAGCCTTATATGTGCAACAGTGGATATTGCAACCAAAAAAGGCGGCGTACTCTAGACTACGTACAAGCAGGAACAATGGCCTTTTTCGGACACTGAGCTGCGCAGCAGATTGCACGGCTGATGTGCAAATTGTCCAGTTTCTTGGGTAGAAACTGGACAGCCTAATTCAGACACTGAGGGCTCTCAATCGAGGGCCCTCAGCACATGAACAAGACCGCAACCCCCTGGTACGCCATCCGCCGCAAGACCGCCATTGCCGCTGCTGCAACTGGTGCATTGGCCGCTGCGGAAATCCTGATTTACGGCGATATCGGTGAAAGCTGGTGGGACGAAACCACCAGCGCCAAGAGCTTCCTGGCAGAGCTGTCTGCCCTCGATGTCGACGCCATCACGGTGCGCATCAACAGCCTGGGTGGCAGCGTGCCGGACGGCATCGCTATCTACAACGCCATGAAGCGTCACAAGGCAACGATCACCGTGGAAGTGGACGGCATTGCATACAGCATTGCCAGCCTGATCGCCATGGGTGGCGACACGGTCAACATGGCCAGCAATGCCCTGATGATGATTCACGCGCCGTGGACCTACGCAGCCGGCAACAGTGCCGAGCTGCGTGAGCTGGCTGACCAGCTGGACACCTGGGCGAATGCCATGTCCACCAGCTACGCCGCCAAAACGGGCGATCAGGCTGGCGCACTGGCTTTGCTGACAGACGGCAAAGACCATTTCTTTACCGCCGAAGAGGCCCTGGCGTTGAAGTTCATCGACGCCATCACAGATTCAAACCCCATCGCTGCCAGTGCGGCACGCGATATGCCCATTTCCCGCTACCGCTCCCTGCCTGCTGCGCAAGCTGCAGCGGGGGGTATTCCTGCGGCTGCTGCCGCGTCTTCCGCTGATGAGGAACCCATGAAGAATCCCCTTGCCCATGTACTGATGAACGCCATTGGCGCTTCTGGTGCAGCTGCAGGCGGTGGCGGAAGCGCCGCCACTCCTGCCCCTGTCGCTGCGCCCTCTGTTGACGCAGCTGCCGTCCTGGCCGCAGACCAGACCCGCCGCAACGGCATTGCCGCCAGTTTCAAGCCCTTTGCTGACCGCGCAGGCGTTGGCGAACTGATGGCGCGTTTGCAGAATGACCACAATGTCACAGTCGAAGCGGCTGGCACCCAGCTGCTGGCTCACCTGGCCGCTGGTGCAAGTCCTGTGGCGGGCTCCCATGTGGTGACCACGGTCGAAGATGAGCACGATAAGCACCGCCGTGCTGCCGAGAGCGCGCTGCTGGCCCGTGCTGGCCTGGTCAAGGCCGAGGGCTCTAACCCCTTCCGTGGTTACACGCTGTCGGAGCTGGCGCGCGCCAGCCTGGCCCGTGCCGGCTACAAGTCCGAGGGCATGGACAAGATGGCTTTCATTGGTGCAGCATTTACGCACAGCACCAGCGATTTCACAGGTCTGCTGGCCAACGTCGCCAACAAGGCGCTGTTGGTCGGCTACGAAGAGGCCGAGGAGACCTTCCAGCAGTGGACCCGCGCAGGCAATCTGCCTGACTTCAAGCCTGGCAGCCGCGTTGACCTGAATATGTTCCCCAGCCTGCGCAAAGTCGCAGAGGGCGCGGAATACAAGTACGTCACTGTGGGTGACCGCGCTGCACAGGTCATGCTGGCGACCTATGGCGAGCTGTTCAGCATCACCCGTCAAGCCATCATCAACGACGATCTGGATGCATTCACCCGCGTGCCACGCATGATGGGCCGTGCGGCCATTCGCACCATTGGTGATCTGGTCTACGCCATCCTGACGGCCAATCCCAATATGGCAGATGGCAAAGCCCTCTTCCATGCTGATCACGGCAACTTGCTGACTGGCGCAGGCATCACGACCGCCAGCATCGATGCCATGCAGTCGGCCATGGCGTTGCAAAAGCAAGGCAAGGCGGTGCTGAACATCGGCATGCAGTATGTGATTGTCCCGCGTGCACTCAAGGGACAAGCCAATGTGGTGCGCGCCAGCGAGTACGAGGTGGGCGCTGGCAAGAACGCCACCATTCCCAACAGCGTGCGCGACACGTTCGAGGTGATCTCCGATGCGCGTCTGGACGCCGCATCCCCTACGGCCTGGTACGGCGCTGGCAATCCCAACCTCAACGACACCATCGAGGTGAGCTATCTCGACGGCAACCAGGCGCCCTATCTGGAGCAGCGCCAGGGCTGGAATGTGGATGGCACCGAGTTCAAGGTGCGTATCGATGCCGGCGTGAGCCCGCTCGACTTCCGCGCCCTGGCCAAGAACCCCGGCGCGTAAATGGCGGGACTGTCTTCATAGACCTCGACCCCTCATCACATTCAAGGACCTTCACCATGAAGAACTTCATTCAACTGGGCGATGTGCTCGACTACACGGCCACACAGGCTGTCGCCAGTGGCGTTCTCGTCGTCATCGGTGCTCGTGTGGGCATCGCTGTCGCCAACATCCCAGCCGGCGAAACCGGCCCCGTGCGTGTCAAGGGTGTGGTCGAGTTGGCCAAGCTCGGTACCGACACACCTGCACAAGGTGCGCTGCTGTACTGGGATGCGGCTAACAACCGGCTCACCACCACCGAGGGCAGCAACGTGCTGGCTGGCTATGCCGCCCAGGCGGCGGGCGCCGGCGTAACCACTGTCTGGCTCCACCTCAACGCCTGAGCCTGAGCCATGACGTTGAATCCCTTCGCCCGCCTGGAGTCGCAAGTCAGCAAGGCTGTCTTTCGCAAGCTGTCCAACGCCATCGTGTCGATTGATGGCGGTGCGGACTTCGGCGGCATCTTTGATGACGACGCGGCAGCGGGCGGTGTGGGGCCCATTGGCATGGCAACGACTCAGCCCACCGTTCTGGTGCCGGCTGACAAGTGCCCTGCCAATCCGGTGGGCCTGCCCATTTCCATCAACGGCAAGGCCTACCGCATTGCCGAGTCTGACCCGGACGGCACCGATATGCGCCTGATGTTGGAGGTTGTGCTGTGAGTACACGCTTTCTGCGTATGAGCAAGGCTGTCGAAGCTGCCTTGAAGCAAGCCACACCGGTGGCTGGCTTCATTGATCGCAATCGTTCCCGAGTGCTGGCATCCAACGTGAGCACGGCCGCTGTGGTCCGCCAGGGTCAGGCTCAGGTCGACCAGGTGGCTGGGCGCATGCCGGTCGGCACCTGGGTGACCTCGATCCTGGTCGATTGCTACGGCCGTGCCAAGGCAGATCAGACCGCTGATGAAGTGGCAGACGGTGTGCTGCAGGCCGTGCAGCAGCGCCTGCAGCTGGACAAGACGCTTGGAGGGCTGGCCTCTGGCATTGCCTTGCAAGGCATCGAGTGGGACTTTGATGTGGATGGTGAATCCACAGCCTGCGCCACTGCGACTTTTTACGTGCGGCATTCCGCGAATTCCGCAGATCTGACCTGATAGAGGAGTATCACCATGGAGCCAATTTTCTGGACCGATGTGGGCGTGGCAGTGGAAACCGCTGCATCTGCGGCCATCGTCATCACGGACATCAGCAAGGCCGCTGAAGGCGTTGTGACCTATAGCGGTGCGCCTGCAACGGCGCCTGAGGATGGCGACATCATCGTGCTGCGCAACGTCACCGGCATGTCTGCCGTCAATGACCGTGCCTTCCGCATTGCTGATGTGGATACCGTCGCCAAGACCTTCAAGCTCGAAGGTGAGGACACCACGGCTTACCGCGCCTTCAAATCCGGTCAGGCCCATGTGGTCACGCTGGGTGCTGAGTTCCGCTCGGTGCAGGAAGTGGCTGCATCTGGTGGCGATCCGGTCACGGCCAGTACTTCCACGATCCATGTGGCCCAGCTGAAGAATGCGCCTGTTGCCAACAACCCGGTGACGTTTGCCTTCACCAATCTGTTTGACCCCGACGATCCCGGCTACATCGCCTGCCGATCTGCCGCCAAGGCCAAGGCCAAGCGCGTCGTGGTCTTCACCTTCTCCAATGGTGCGCAGGTCATGTTTGTGGCCATTCCCTCTGCCTCCGGTGCTCCCACAGGCCAAGCGCAGGGAGCCGTGCAGACGCCTGTTTCCCTGGAGTGCCAGGGCGAGACCACGGCATTGCCACCGGCAATCTGAGCACGGCTTTGTGTATGGCGTGGCTGGCGACTGCTGGCCAGGTCTGTCTTGCCCGAGCTGGCTGGCCATGCACCTCTCTATCGGGCCCTATTGGGCAGTAAGCATGAGCATTCTCATCAAAATTTCCGACACCGTGCGTTTCCCTGTTGAGGGCAAGTTGCGTGACGACAAGGGCACGGAAAAGGACTTCTCCTTCGATCTGGTCATGAGGCGCATGAATCAGGACGAGTTCGATGCCGTTCTGGTCGACCCCAATGCCAAGGTGTCGGACATCGTCAAGACCAATGCCACTGGCTGGTATTACGTCAAGGCTGAAGACGGGGCAGAGGTGCCTTTCTCCGCTGCTGGTCTGACTGGCTTGCTGCTTATTCCTGGCATGACTACCTCGGTCTGGGTTGCCTACTGCAAGAACGCAGGGGTGCAGGCAAAAAACTCCGAGCGCTCGTCCGTCTAAGCATCGAGGATTTGCACCGTGAACAGCGCGCACTTCGCCAAAAAGCTGATCTTGCTGCCAATCCCTCCGGGGCCATGGCACGTATTGCCAAGGTCGCTCCGCCTGTTGGGGGCACCGCTGCGCGTGAATTCTTCCTGTGGCCATGCAATGTCGAAGCCTGGCATCACTGGATGGCGGTGCAAACCATGTGGCGAAGTGATGGTGGCGAGCGCACAGGGTTGTGTGTTCAGGATCTGCACGCCTACATGGAGCTCTGTGGAGTCTTGCATGTGGATCGTCAGGCGCTTTATGCGCTGCTGCACGAGTGCGAGCTTGAAGCGCTTCAGGTCTATGCAGATCTGCGTGAGCAAGACGAGCGAGAGCGTGCGCGCAGGCGCTCTCTTGAGCGTTGAGGGGGCTGCATGATCCCGATTAGCTTGTTCATGAGCCTCAATGGCACCGCAGCTGTTGAGTCGGGCATCACTGCTGTCAATCGCAGCTTTGACACGATGGGGTCTGCTGCCCAGCGGGCCCAGCTGGCTGCTACGCAGTCGCTGTCTAGCACTGGCATTAGTGCAAAGCAGACGGCTGCAGCCATGCGCAATGTACCAGCTCAGTTCACCGACATAGTGGTGTCTCTGCAGGCGGGTCAGCAGCCTCTTACCGTGTTGCTGCAGCAGGGTGGCCAGCTCAAGGACATGTTTGGCGGCATCGTCCCGGCAGCGCGCGCACTGGCGAGCTATGTGGGTAAGTTAATTAATCCATATACGCTGCTGGCAGGTGGGGTTCTGGGGCTTGCTGTGGCTTATCAGCAGGGGGCTCAAGAAGGAGTTGAGTTCCATCGCTCCTTGGTCATGAATGGCAACGCGGCAGGAACAACTGCTGCGGCGCTTGCCGACATGGCTAAGTCTCTTCATGGCAAGGGTTTTTCTCAGTCGGCTGCGGCGGGAACCTTGGCGGAGATGGCTGCTACAGGACGGATTGCGGCTGAGAATCTGGAGAACTTCACGGGGGTTGCCCTGAGCCTTGAGAAGGTTGGCGTACCCATCAAGAACACTGTCAAGGATCTGGAGGAGTTAGGCAAGTCGCCCCTGGAGGCGTCTATCAAGCTGACTGGGCAGTACCACTATCTCTCGGCTGCAACGCTTGCGCAGATCAAAGCGTATCAGGATGAGGGTCGGGAGGCAGATGCATCGGCACTCGCGCAGCGTGAGTATGTCAGCGCAATGGGTGGCCGTGCCACCGAGATGGTGCAGCACCTTGGGCGCATGGAGAAAGCCTGGGAGAGTGTGAAAAAGGTAGCTCAGGATGCCTGGAATGCGATGGTTAACTTTGCGAATGGTCGTCAGGTTGATCCCCGTGTCGAGCAGCTCGAGAGGCTTGAGGCGCAACTAGCGGCGCGCCAGAAGCAGGCGCCTGTGGTTGGTAACGATGCTGCCTGGCAGCAGGGGAATAAGAAGCTTACAGGGCAGATCTCAGCCCTGAAGCAGGCACTTCAGATTGATAAAGAGGTTGCCGAGCAGCAGGGAAAGAACAATGCCATTCAGCAGGCCGGCATCACTGCGTATCAGGCCGTAGATAAGGCGAACCAGGCGGCAAGGACCAATCAAGAAAAGCTCAATGACTCGCTGAAGGAATACCGCACCAATCTGGATAAGGTGCGTGCGGCCAGGGCCATTGAGACGGACCCCGACAAGCGCAAGGCCTTGGACAGTCAGCTTGACCCTGCGCAGATCGCCAAGACCGAAGCTGCGCTGCGCAAGCAGTTCGCTGATAAGAAGGGCGCGAACCTGCAGAGCTCGGAGCGCAGGCTCGACCTGGCTGACATCCAGAACCAGCTGCGCGAGGAGCAGGCGCTCATGCGCCAGCGGCAGCAGGAACTGGAAAACCAGTACAGCGCCGGGCTTGTCCCCATGGAGGAGTACTTCCAAAAACGTCGTGCACTGGTGCAGGAGAGCTCGGATCAGGAGCGGCGCGCCCTGCAGACCCAGCTCGATCGCTTGGGGCAGGAAAAAACCACCGGGCGTGATGCCCTTGCGGTTCAGCGTCAGATGGCTGATGTGCGCAGCCGCATGACAGTGCGGCAAACGCAGGCGGATTCAGAGCTGGCTGCCGTGGATCTGCAGGCGTCGACCGCAGCGCGCCAACACAGTGCTGCGCTGAACCAGTTGACGCGCAATCACTCCGACTATGTTGCTCAGCTGGAGCGCCGCAGTTCGCTGGAGGTTCAGGCGGTTGCAATGGGTGACCGGCAGATGAGCATCCTGCAGGGGCTGGCCAGCATCGAGGAAAAGTATCTCCAGCAGCGCAGGCAGCTGGAGGATCAGAAGCTGTTCGCAGCCAAATGGACGGCTGAAGATGAAAAACTCTTTCAGCGCCGCCTTGAGCTGCTGCAGCAGCAACAGGATGCCGAGGTCCGGATCTATCAGGACACTGCCGTCAAGGTGCTGGCTGCGCAGGGTGAGTGGGTCAATGGGGCTCACAAGGCGCTGCAGAACTATGTGGACCAGTCTGCCAACGTTGCGGCGCAGACCGCCAATGCCTTTGTCAGCGCGTTTCAGGGCATGGAGGATGCGCTGGTGACCTTTGTCACCACGGGCAAGCTGTCGTTCTCCGACTTGGCCAACAGCATCGTTGCCGATATCACCCGAATCATCATCAAGCAGCAGATCAGCAATGCGCTGGGGGTTGCGGGGTCTGGTGGTAGCGGTGGAGGCCTGATGGGATTGATCGGTGCCGGCATCGGCATGCTTGGTGGCAGCTCGACAGTTGCTGCTACGGCCAGTGCTCTGCCTGGGGACAGTCTAGACAACTTTCTCGCTTTGAAGGGTTTAGCCACTGGCGGCTACACCGGTGATGGCGGCAAATATGAGCCTGCGGGCATCGTGCACCGTGGTGAATATGTGATCAACGCGGCCAGCACGCGGGCTCTAGGCTTGGACTTTCTGGGGCGCCTCAATGGCTATTCCGGTGGCGGCTATGTGGGCGGCGGAGGTGTCTCATCCTCGCGTGCCGTAGCAGCCACCAATAACTTCTATGTAAGTGTTCCCTTGCCCGCAGGTGCCCGCCGTGAAACTGCTGTGCAGTTTGGTCGAGATGTGGCGCGCCAGATCAGTGTTGCTCAAGCGAGGAATGGATAAGCCATGGCATTCTTCGACGAGCTCTTCCCCGAAGGCATCAGCCGTGACGCGCAAGGCGGTCCGCGCTTTTTCACCAGCAAGGCCTATTCTTCGGCTGGCCAGCGCATCACCAACCGTGAGGCGAAGTACCCGCTGCACGAATGGACGATTGCACAGCCAGTCCGCGAGGGTGAGGAGTTTGAGCAGCTGCGCTCTTTCTTCTACGTGGTGGGCGGTGATGCCGATGCCTTCCGTTTTCAGGACCCTGCCGACCATGAAGCGGATCTAGGCAGAACCAACTGCACGCTGATTGCGGGCAATGTCTACCAGCTCAATCGCCTCTATACCTATGGCTCGCGCACCTTTGTACGCCCCATCTTCAAGCCTGCCGCCGGCGTGAGTGTTTGGCGCAACCGTGCAGGCATGTGGTCGCAGGCGGTGGCGGGGGTGGATCTGTCGACCGGTCAGGCCACCATCGATGCGCATGTGGCTGGTGATGCCTACGCCTGGCAGGGCGAATTCCACGTCCCTGTGGCCTTCAAGGACCCGGCGGCAGTCTGGAAATTCTTGGGCGGCCCAGAGATGTGGACGGAATGGTCCGGCATCGAGCTGGAGGAGATCCGTCTATGAAGCAGATCCCGGCAGCCCTGCAGGCCCACTATGACAGCGGCAGCACGTGTCTGGCCAACGCCATTGTGATCACGCGCACGGACGGCAAGGTGTTCGCCTTTACCAGTCACGACCTGCCCCTGGTGCTGGATGTGAGCACCTGGGGCATTGACAACCGCGCACTGGTGTTTGACTGCAAGCAGGGCCTGAGTGCCAGCGGCATCACCGCGACCAGCGGCTTTGCCGTGGACAACCTGGAGCTGACCACGCTGGACGACGGCAGCCTGTTCGTGAGCGAAGAGGTGGCCGCAGGCCTTTGGCAGAACGCCGAGTTTCGTCTGTTTCGGTACCGCTGGGATGTGGCGCAGCCCACGATTGCCAACGATGTGGAACCTTTGATGCGCGGATGGCTAGGCGAGATCACGCTGGGCGCGGCCACGCTGACCGTGGAGCTGCGCGGCCTCAAGCAAAAGCTGCAGCAGTCCCTGGGCATGGTCTCGCAAAAGACTTGTCGCAGCCGTCTGGGCGCCACGGGCTTGGCCCAATGCAATCGCAGCCTGGTCGACCTGACCCATGCCGTGACGGTGACTGCCGTCACTGACAAGCGCACCTTCACCGTGAGCGGTGGCCTGCCCGATGACTACCTGGGCGAGGGGCTGTTGACCTGGGTGACCGGCGCCAATGCCGGCCTGACTCAGAAGGTGCGCAGCCACAGTGCCGCCGGCGTGATCACGCTGGTGTTGCCCATGGTGCTGCCGATTGCCGTGGGCGACCAGCTCACGGCCGTGGCCGGCTGCCGCAAGCGCCTGACCGAAGACTGCAGCGCCAAGTTTGGCAATGCCATCAATTTTCAGGGGGAGCCGCACCGGCCTAGCCCTGATGTCATCACGAGGCCTGTATGAAGAAACTGATTGTGGAGATCGCCAGATCCTGCCTGCAGACCCCTTATCACCATCAGGCAAGGCGCCCCGGCGTGGGTCTGGACTGTGTGGGGCTCGTGGTTTCAGTGGGCCGCGCCGCCGGGGTCTTGCAGCATGGCTATGACGTTCGCGGCTACAGCCGGGTGCCGGATGGCTTCTCTCTGATGAAGCACCTCTATGAGCAGCTCGATGAGGTGGGCCGCGATGAGATGGCGCCAGGCGATGTGATCTGCGTGGCCTTTGATGGCTACCCGCAGCATATCGGCGTGCTAGGTGACTACGCCCACGGCGGTCTGTCCATCATCCATGCCAGCAGCTCGGCCGGCCGGGTGATCGAGACCCGGTTGCTGTTCTCCGCCGCCATGCGCTTTGTGGCCGCTTTCCGTTTCCGAGGGGTGTAGCCATGGCGCAGCTTGTTGTTTCAGCGGTCGGCGCCGGCGTCGGCTTCATGGTCGGCGGCCCGGCGGGCGCCAAGGTGGGATGGATCGCCGGCTCTCTGCTGGGTGCTTATGCCTTTGCCGAGAAGCAGACCCAGGAAGGCCCGCGCTTGAGCGATCTCAAGATCACCGGCACGGACTACGGTGAGCCGCTGCCCTGGGTGCAGGGCTCGCCCCGTATCGCCGGCCAGATTATCTGGGCCAGCGAGCGTCGGGAGCACAAGCACACGGAGAGCCAGGGCAAGGGCGGTGGGGCCGAGAGCACCAGCTTTACCTACACCTGCGACCTCTTGATCCTGCTCTCCGAGAACCCGATTGCCGGTGTGGCGCGCACCTGGGCCAACAGTGAACTGGTCTACGGCCAAGGGTCGACCAAGGACGGCTTCTGGCGAGAGATGCGCGTCTATACCGGCACGGCAGACCAGATGCCTGACCCGCTCTATGAAGCTGCCGTTGGGGTGGGCAATGCGCCTGCGTATCGGGGTCATGGCTATGTCGTGATCGAGAACCTGGATCTGGGCGGCAGCGGCAACATTCCGAATCTGACGTTTGAGCTCATGCCTACGGCTTTGACTCTTGTGCCCAAAGTTATTCACGATTTCACGGATGAGTACAACGAAGGTCGCGGGGCATTTGGGAACAAGGACCCCCACACGACGGAGCCTTTGAAGTCAACACGGATCAATACCTTTCTGCCAACGGTGGGGCCCGGGACCAAAACCGTCATCACAAAAACTCTGCAGGTGCTTCCCGGTCGCGCATGCATCGTTCGGGCCTATCACGACAACGATGCTGAGCTTCAGGTGAACGGGAGACCGGTAGCCCTGCAACTGCTGCAGCCTTATGTGTCGGAGGCAACATTTGTTCCTGTTGGTGGCACTTTGTCGCTGCGACTTACTGTGACAGAAGCCGATCCCATCACGGACACAAACTACCGATATGCCGCTTTTCGCGTGACGCAGTTGCGCCCTCAGTATGTTCCGGCTGGCGATCAGTTGCTGAACTTGAGCCCTGTTGTAGAAGACTTGCTATTGCGTGCGGGCTACACAGCAGCGGACTTTGATGCCTTGCCACTGCAAAGCTTTGATAAGCCACTGCGAGCCCTGACGCTTTCTCAGACGGCGAACACCCGCAGCGCACTGGAAGTGCTGCAAAAAGGCTGGTTCTTTGAGTGCTCGGCTGCGGACAAGTTGACCTTGAGTCCCCGCGCGGTGGCACCTGTGGTGCGTATCCCGTTCACGGATCTGGGGTTTGGCAATGACTCCGGTGGTGCCGAGGAGCCGCTGGCGCTCAAGATCGGCAATGACTTGGAGCAGCCTGCCCAGCTCGCGCTGACCTACGCCAATATGGCGGCCGACTACAACGCTGACACGCAGTTCTCGGACCGTCTGGTGACCGGCCAGGCCAGCACGCAGACTCTGCAGGTGCCCCTGGGCATGCTGCCTGCTGAAGCCAAGGCGGTGGTCGATGCGCTGCTGTTCGACATGGCGGCCAGCATGCACAGCACCACGCTGAGTGTGCCGTTGCGCTACGCCTATCTGGAGCCAGGCGATGTGATCGAGGCCGTAGCCCTGGATGGGCGTGTGCTGCGCCTGCGCATCACGACGCGCAAAGATCAGCAGATGTATCTGGAGCTGGAATGCGTGCTGGATGACGTGGGCGCGCTTGAAAGTGCTGCCATCACGGACGAAGGCTATGTGAGCGTCACCGAACCGACCCGGGTGCCTAGCACGGTCTGGGAAGCCATGGACATTCCTATCCTGCGCGATGCTGACAACGCCTCCGGCTTCTACCTGGCCGCAGCGCCCGAGAGCATCGACCATGCCACCGATCAGTGGCGCGGCGCCGTGGCGACCGCATCGTGGGATGGGGTGGACTACATGCATCTGCAGACTCTGCTGGATGCTGCCGTACTGGGCCACTGCACCACCGTGCTTCCGGCCTGGTCGGGTGGGGCTGTGTTTGATGAAGCCAGCACGCTGACCGTGCGCGTCTGGGGGCAACTGGCCAGCAGCACGCGAGAGGCCATGCTGCTGGATGACACGGTCAATGCGCTGCTGGTGGGTTCCGAAATTGTGCGGTTTCGGCATGCCGAGCTGCTGGCGTCCGATGTGCCGGCCAATGTCTACACCTACCGGCTCAGCAGTCTGCTGCGCGGCCAGCGCGGGACCGAGTGGGCCATGGCAGGTCATGCGGCCAGCGAGCGCTGCGTGCTGCTCAACACCAGGCTGCGCCGCCAGCAGACCCAGGCGAACGAGGTCAATGTGCCCGTCAAGCTCAAGGTGCTGACCAGCGGCAAGTTGCTCAGCAGTGTGGAGCCACGCACGTTCATCGACACCAGCGTGGCGCTCAAGCCCTTCAGCCCGGCCGGCCTGCGCGGCCTGGTGGACGCCGTTGGCGTGCACCTGAGCTGGCAGCGCCGCACCCGGCTGGCGTACCGCTACGGCGGCATTGCCCCGGGGGTGCCCCTGGGCGAAGCGACAGAAAGCTACCGCGTGCAGGTCTGGGAGGGGAGTGTGCTGCTGCGCACTGCCATGACCACCACGGCGGGATTCCTCTACACGCCGGCCATGCGCGCAGCCGATGGGCTGGCGGGCGGCGAGCTGCTGCGCTTTGCCGTGGCGCAGATGTCGGCCACTGCGGGCGCCGGCTACGCATCAACCATAGAAAGGGTCTGCACATGAGTTTGCAGCAATGGCTCCCGGCGCAGGACTCGCCAGAGGTGATCGTCAATGAAAACTTCGAGGCGCTGGCGCACTTGGCGGTGTATAGCAAAGACCCCGAAACCTCCAGCGGCCTTACCTGGGGCTATCTGGGCGGCCGCTGGGCAGGGTTGGCCGTGGCATCCGGCACTCTGGCGCTGACGGCCAGCGCGACAAGCTATGTTGTTGTTGCGCGGGCAACAGGCGTCATATCCGCCTCCACAGCGTCAACGAACTGGAGCAACACGGCGAGCTATGCCCGTGTGTGCAAGATCACCACGGGTGCAGAGACTGTCACGGCAGAAGAGAGCTGGCGTGTGGGAGGCTATGGAGTTCTGGGCCAGGGCGATGCATCTGGAGGCGGTAGTGCTCTCGCCGCCATCCCCGTTGCTTGCTCGGACGAATCAACAGCACTCACGGTCGGTACGTCGAAAGTGACGTTTCGCATGCCGTTTGCAATGACGCTGAGCGATGTGCGCGCCAGCCTGACCACGGCGCAGGCCAGCGGCTCCATCCTGACGGTGGACATCAATGCCGGCGGCGCCTCGATCCTGTCCACCAAGCTGACCATTGATAACACCGAGAAGACCAGCACCACGGCTTCGGCCGCTGCAGTCATCATCAGCGCTGAGCTGGCCGATGACGCGGAGATCACCATCGATGTAGACCAGATCGGCAATGGATCTGCTGCAGGCCTCAAGGTTTATCTGATTGGGGTGCCGGCATGATGCGCCAGAAGCAGCGAGGGTTCCTGCTCAACCCCTTCCGGTTCGGTGCGGGAGATGGCGCAGAAGACCCGCATTTTTCGAATGTGTCTCTGCTTTTGCACTGCAATGGCGCCAACGGATCAACGACATTCCCAGATAGTTCACTGAGCCCGAAAGCCGTCACTGCCAATGGCTCTGCGCAAGTAAGCACAGCCAGAAGCAAGTTCGGCGGGGCTTCTGTGTTGCTTGACGGGAGCTCATTCCTTGGCATACCTGCGCATCCATCCCTCTATCCAACGTTGAGTAATGACTACACGATTGAATGCTGGATCTATATGCCATCCAGTGCTCTGGGGACGTATAGGACGATTGCCGGAATGACTTCAACATCCAGCGGATACAACACATTCCTGCTCGATGTTGAACCAAATGGCGCATTGCGATTTGCGGTGTATGACAGTTTCGCTGAGAAAGTGGCATCCACCCCGCCAGGTTCAATGCCTCTCGATACATGGGTGCATGTGATGGGGGTTAAGTATGGTACGTCGCTGTTTGCATTTTTAGATGGCGTAAAGGGTAACAACATAGGGATTATTAGCGGCCCGATTCCTGGGCCCAACGGTCGGCTTGCCATAGGTCGTATCGGAGAGTACGCCGGCGGCCAGTATTTCTTCGGCAACGTGGATGAGATCCGAATCACTCAAGGCGTTGCGCGATACACCGATAGCTTCACGCCGCCGCCTGCCGAATTTCCAAACTCTTAATTCAACCCGCTTCGGCGGGCGGCACTGACGCGCGCAAAGCATTTATTGCCTGGGAGGGCTATGGACGATTACGGCGACGAATTGCCGGCAGTGACGCGCCGGCAGATGAATGAACGCTTTGACAAGGGGAGTGAACGCATGGCCGCCATCGAGCGCGATTTGAAGGCAGTAGCCCAGGAGCTGCAGGAGCTCAAACAGCAGCTGGCGGAAATGCTGGAGTTCTTTACCGCCATGAAAGGCGCCTTCAAGGTCCTGAACTGGGTGGCCAAGATCGCTAAACCGCTGGCCGCCATCGTGATGCTGGGTGGTGCGTGCGTAAGTTTCTGGGCTGCAATCAAAGGAGTGATAAGCCGATGAACTGGAAAGAAAAACTCATTGCCACTATTGGCGGTGCTGCCGCCGTCCTGGCGGTGCCCCTGGTGCAGAAGTACGAGGGCACTGTGCTGCGCAGCTACCGCGACCCGGTGGGCATCATCACGGCCTGCACCGGCCACACCGGGCCCGAGCTCAAGATGGGCCAGACCTACACCCGCGAGCAATGCGAGGAGATGCTTTACAAGGACTTGGCCAAGCATGCCGACGCCCTGAGCTGTGTTCGCGCGCCGCTGACCGACGGCCAGCGCGCGGCCTTCCTAAGCTTCGCGTTCAACGTGGGGGATGACGCCTTTTGCCGCAGCACCCTGGTGCGCAAGGCCAATGCGGGCGACTTCGGCGGCGCTTGCGCCGAGCTGAGTCGCTGGATCTATGCCAGCGGCAAGGAGCTGCCCGGCCTGGTAAAGCGCCGCGCCGCAGAGCGCCAACTGTGCGAGGCGGGCCTGGGATGATCGGCGCATCCCGCATCTGGCCCTGGCTGGCCTCGGCCCTTGCCCTGTTGCTGGCCTTGCAGACCCAACGGCTGGCAAAGGTTGAGACATCGCACTCAAGAGAGGCGGTGGCGCAGGCTCAGCAAGCGCAAGCAGCTACAGAGAAGAAAGCGCAGGCCGTGGTGGAGCACGGCGCTGCCCAACATGAAAACACCCATGACTACACGCAAGAAATGGCCCGCCTGGAAGCTGGGCGCACTGCTGATGCTGCCCGCATTGCAGGCCTGCAGCACGACATCAGGAGCGCGGCTACCCGCAACGCCCAGCTTGCCAGTGACGCCGCTGCCTGCCGAGATCTCGCAGATCAGCACCAGCGACTCGCAGCCATTGCTGCAGAGGGCGCGGGCGTGGTTGGGCAGCTTGTCGGACTGGTCGAAAAGCGAGACGCTCAGGTGAATCTGTTGCGGGGACAGATAGCGGTGGACCGTGAATTCTTAAACCACGTGCCATAGCAGAAAACCTTGATGCATTCTGTGTTGGCTCGTGCTCAATTGCTGTTGTTTTTCCATAGGCATTTTGTCTAGTGATATCTTTCACACTAAGGTTGTAGCCTCTTACAGGATCCGCCTATTTTCCGAGCAATTGCACTAAATAAAAAGATTGAAATTTATGGCCTATTCTGGCGTAGCAAAAGTTCAGCACTATGTTCCACAATTTCTACTTCGTAATTTTGGAAATGGGAAAAAGGACCAGCTTAATGTTTTTGATAAACATAATGGTCGTTCGTTTCCAACGAATGCGAAGAATGTCGCTAGCGAAAGCCGGTTCTATGATTTTCGGTTGGGAGAGCAGGAGAGTACTTTAGAGCCATTTCTCTCGAAACTTGAAGGTGAGATGAAGCCTTTGCTAGAAAAAATTTTAGACCAAGATTCAGTTGCATTTTTGAGTGATGGTGAGCGAAATCTTGTTGCGGAGTTTCTTGCAATTCAATTTACAAGAACTAAGGCGTTTAGGGAGCAGCTAACTGATATACCAAAAAAAATGGGTGAAATATTAGTCTCTCGATTTGGTTCTAAAATTGATACCTTCCTTCAGCTTCAAGAATTCATAGAAGCTCGGGATGCTAATGATATAAAGATTCAAGCAGCTCAATTTATAGCAACTGCGCCTAGAGAATTTGGGCCACATTTTCTCAATAAGGACTGGTTTCTTGTCGCTACATCGCGTAAAGATCCATTCATCATTGGTGACAACCCGCTTGCTCTGCAAAATTCTCACGATACGGGATGGTTTGGTAATCTGGGTCTTGCTGTTAAGGGAATTGAAATTTATTTTCCTATTTCACCTTCCCGAGCTCTGGCTATATGGTGTCCTAGTCATAAGGAAAAAATAATTGGAGCTTTAAACCAATTGCGTTACCTGCGATCTATCTCGCCAACAATTGTCTCGGAAAATATAAAAAATCCAGAAGGAATAGAGAAGTTAGGTCAAGCGGTATTAAGTGGTGTTCCACTAAATTATGATAATAATAATGTTCGTAACTTCAACTCTCTGCAAGTGAGGCATGCAGAACGATTTCTATTTTCAAGTGTTGATGACTTTGCGTTGCCGAAGGAAATGTTAAATGCTCACCCGTCGTTGCGAAACGGAATGAGGATGAAGTACTCATGATTCTGTGATGCACTAAGCCCTCGCTATCGGAATTTCATCAATCTTGGTGGTGTAGCGCGGTGTGCGGCGCTCTTGGCGCATCCGCCAGCCGCTTTCATCCTGCTCGGGCACGCCGGTACTGGCGACATGCACCGTGCCCTTGCCGAAGCGCTTGTTGATCTTGTCCATGGCTTCCATCAGCTTGCTTTGATCGCGGCAGGGTTCCTGAAAGAGCAGATCGCCTTGCTGCACTTCTGTGGGGCACAGGTCTTGCAGCATGACGCCGGCCTTGGATAGTTGGTAGCCAGGCTGGTAGATCGATCGCAAGCCGTGCACGGCTGCATTCACTAGCGCCTTGGTGTCGGAGGAGGGCGGCTGGAGTTGAATCACTGCCGTTTCGTAGAACCTGCGGCCGGGCCTAAATGGCGATGTGTGCACGAAAACATGCAGGGCACCAGCACGCAAACCGCCAGCGCGCAGTTTTTCTGCAGCCCTGGTTGCAAATTCGCTCACGGCTTCAATCAATGGGGGCAGGGTGGTGATGGGGTGGCCGAAGCTGCGTGTGCACGCAATCTGCTTTTTGGCAGCTGGTGCCGTCTCCAAGCTCATGCAGCTCACGCCTTGCAGCTCGCGCACGGTGCGCTCCAGCACCACGCTCCAGCCATCGCGCGCGGCATGGGCGGGCAGCCTGGCCAGGTCCAACGCGGTCAGCACGCCTTGCTCAGCCAACTGGACAGAGATGCGCCGGCCCACGCCCCAGATCTCGCCAGCGGCGGTGCGGCCGAGAATGTCTGTGCGTTGCTGCTCGGACAGCTCGGCCCAGTTGCAGACCCGCTGCAGCTCGGCGGGGTAGCTGCCAGGCTTGCGCTCCGAGTCCTTGGCGACATGGTTGCAGAGCTTGGCCAGGGTCTTGGTGGGCGCCAGGCCCACACAAGTAGGGATGCCCGTCCATTTCAGGATGCGGGCGCGAATGGCAAAGGCGCGGCGCGTGAGATCTCGCACGCCGTCCAGATCCCCGATGAATGACTCGTCAATGCTGTAGATCTCTTGGGTGGGGCCCAGGCCGGCAGCCAGCGACATCATGCGGTCGCTCATGTCGCCGTACAGCTCAAAGTTTGCTGAGAGGCAGACAAGCCCCTTGTGCTCGACCAGGTCGCGCAATTGAAAAAACGGCTGTCCCATTTTCACGCCCAAGGCTTTGGCCTCGTCGGAGCGCGAGATGGCACAACCGTCGTTATTGCTCAGGACGACAACGGGGATGCCCTGCAGGGCAGGCCTGAAAGCCCGCTCGCAGCTGACATAGAAGTTGTTGCCGTCGATAAGGGCGAACATACATGCTCATGCAAAGCGTTTGATGCAGGACTTGACCACGCCCCAGATTTCTAGCTCTTGGTTCTCTTTGGGGACGATGTCGGGGTAGGTGGGGTTGCCGGCCCTGAGCTTGAAGCAGCCGCCCGCGTTGTGCAGCACCTTGACGGTGAAGTCGTTATCAAGCAAGGCCACCACGATGCTGCCATGGCGAGCGCGAAGCGCGCGGTCGACCACGATGATGTCGCCGTCATCGATGCCGTACTCGCGCATGGATGGCCCGGCCACCCGAAGCAGATATGTGGCCTGTGGGTGCTCGACAAGCAGCTCAGTAATGTCCAATCGCTTGCCCGAGAAGTCCTCGGCTGGTGAGGGAAAGCCTGCGCGCACGCTGCAATCAGCCAGCGGCAAGACAGCTGGGGTGGCAGTGAGTTGGACGGGCAT